TCTTGTTCTTGTTCTTGTTCTTGTTCTTGTTCTTGTTCTTGTTCTTGTTCTTGTTCTTGTTCTTGTTCTTGTTCTTGTTCTTGTTCTTGTTCTTGTTCTTTTAAATTTCTTTTAATTGATTCCAACGGAAAATCAATTATAATTTCAATTTCTTTATATAATTTATCTTTATCTTTATCTGTTTCCTTAAATTCTTCTGATTCTTCTGATAATTTTTTTGCTTTTTCTGCTGCTTTTTTTGCTGCTTCTGCTGCTTCTGCTGCTTCTGCAGCTTTTTTTTTTGCTGCTTCTGATGTTTGTTCTTGTTCTTGTTCTAGTTTTAGTTCTAGACTTGGAACTTTTGCTGCTTTTGGTGCTTCTGATGTTTGTTCTTGTTCTAGTTCTAGTTCTAGACTTGGAACTTTTGCTAATTCGGATTGTACACCACTAGCTTCTGTTGTTGATACTTGATCATTTATAGTTATAGATTGTAGATTTAAATTATTATTTTCTCCACCAGCTTGTGATTCTTTTGATTCTTGTGGTTCTTGTGGTTCTTGTGGTTCTACATTTATATTCAAGTTATTTTTATCTTTAAAAAATCTAAAAAAATCTTTTGAAAAATTAAAAATATTAAGAAATTTTGATTGAGTGTCTTTTTCTGATTTTAATTCATGTTTTAAAAAATTATTTAATTTCTCTAATTCTGCTTTTAAACAAGGAATATTATACTCTAAATTTAGTTTATGATTTACTGAGTTATTATCATCTGTACCACCATCAATTCTAATATTATTTTCTTTTTTAAATAAGCTATCAAAATCTCTAATTTCAAAAAATTTATTATTACATGCTGTATCAATATATTTACTATATTCTTTATTGTTTTCACCACCTTGTTTCATTATTTTTTTATAACTTTTAATTTTAAAATTTTCAAATAAAGATATTAAATCACTTTCATTTTCTCCAGATACTTCTCTAGATTCACTTTTTATTGAAACATTTGGTTGATCAGTATCAAATATATCTTTTATTATACGTAATATTTCATTTTCAACCTTACTACTTTCCTTACTACTTTCATTAGTTTTTTCTTGAATTTTAATTTGAATTTCTTTGACAAAATTTATTAATGGTGTAATATTTATTTTATTTTTACTTTCTTTTTCTTTAACTTTAACTTTATCTTTATCTTCATCTTTTTCTGGAAATAATAATAATGATGAATCTTTTTCTAATGATAAAATTGAAATATAATGATTTTGTCCAGTACTATCTATTTTAAATAAATCAAAAAAGATATTTTTAATTGTTTTTAATACTGAATCATGTGTTATTTCAAATAATAAATTATATACAGTATCCAATAGTCTTATTCTAGAAACTATAAATGCACGAAAACTAACATTATTATCTTTACCTATTTCATTATTATAATCACTTATTATTGATGAATTATAAATATAATAATAATATTTTTCAATTTCTAACATTGTTTCATATTTTTTACAAAAATAGTCAATATCTACTTTAGTATCAGTTTCTAATCTTGAAATATATTTATTAAATTTACTTTTTCTTTTAGTATAAAGTTCCGAACGTAATTTAGTATCTAAAAAACAATCAACATGAAAAAACTTATCAATTCTTTTAATTTTTGTATCTAATTTATATTTGTCAGCATCAATTTCTGCTTTAACTAAAGTACTATGTAAATCATTTATTTTATTTATAAAACTATATTTTGATTGATTTAAATTTATTAATATAGAATATAAATTATCTAAAGATGTTTTAAAATTATTTGTAATTTCAATATCCTTATTATCTTTATATTTATCATTAATACTAATACCTTCTATTACGTTCTCACCTTCGATTTTAATAACTTCAGTTAAAATATCATTATGATCTATTCTATCTTTATCTAGATTTGTATCTACATTTGTATTTAGAGAATCTAATATATAAATATCTTGTTCTATAGAATTTAAAAGATTTATTACTCTTGTTCTCGCACTTGAATCATTTATTTCATTTAATACTTTAACAAATTTTGTTATTTTACTATTGTCTGTTTGATTCAATTTTTCTATTAAAGATTTATCAGCCATCTTTTATTATATTCTTGAGAATATAACTTCTCCTAAAATAAATGCAATTATAAATAATATAATTATAATTAATGAATAAAATTCTGGATTTTTTATTATATTTTGTTCTTTAATAAACTTGAAAATAATCGTAATAAAAATTATTCCAGTTATTATTGATATAACTAAAGCTATTATATAATTTTCAATTTTAATATTTTTATTAATATCAATAAAATCTATTTCAAAAATATTATTTATCTTATTTACTTTATCTACTTTATCTTTATCTGTTTCCTCATATTTTTCTTTGAATTTGTCAGTGTCAATACCACCATATTCATAATTATTAAAATAATTTAAATAAGCACATGCATAATTTTTAGCTGGAACTTTATTTATAAAAGTTTCATAATCCATAACAGTTTCATTTTCATTATAACCAATTAAAAACATATTAATATTAGTATTATCTGGTGTATTATTTAATATCATTGTTTTTATTTCACCAGCTTGACCATTAATATATTTATAATTTTTATTAATTTCTTTAAAATAAACCGAACTCTCATTATTTTCAATTTTTAAATCACTTAATTTTGATTCTATAATATTAGAGCTACTAGTATCATTATTACTTAAATCATATATATTTTCAAAATCCGAAAAATTAAAAGTATCTGGTATATGTAAAATTAAATAATTATGTAATTTTATTAATAACTTTACATCAACACTATTTTCATCTTTAAGTTTTTTAAGTTTTTCTTTTATATTTTCATAATATTCTCTATACTGATTTTGACTATATAATTCTGTATCATCTTTATCTAAATTATGTTTAACATCAAAATTATCATTAATAGTTGTAATAGTTGTATCAAAATCTGTTACATTTTCATCTATTGGATCATAAAATTTAATTGCATATTTATCAATACTATGTTCTTTTTTATTATTATCATTTAAACCAAGATGATTATTTAAATCTATTAATTTTTTTTTGTATTCTTTTGATAAAGACTTACTTTTATAAACACTTTGAATCATATAGATACTAATATAAAATAAAAATAGTAAAAATATACTTAATAAAATAAATATTAATATTTTATTATTATTCCTATAACAAAAGTTTGGATTTTTTTTAAAATATATAAATAGTAATAATAAAATTAGAATACTAAAATTATATATAAAATTCGGTATATAATTTTCATTATCTATAATTCTACTAAAATCAATATTTAAATTATTATATTTAAAAATTAAGTTTATGATAAATATAATTAAATAACTTAACAAAGACATATATAATAATTTTTTAAATATTTTATCTGGTTGAAAATAATTAGAAGCAATTATTAATAATATAAAAGCAAATGAAATAGTTACAGTAAAAATTACGGCAACCTCATTATTTTCTTTTAACATAAAATAAGAATAATGAATATAAAAATACCAACTTAAAAACATTGTAATAAAAAAAGGTAATATATATTTTTTAAAATCAAAATCAAAATATGTTTTAATTAAATCAAGTTTATCAAAATCAAATATTACACTAAAACAAATAATTAAAATTAAAAATATTAATAACAAAGTTATACTAAAAACTATTTCATTTAATGTTTTTTCCATTTTAATTAAAATATATATATATTTTTACTATTTACATTTACCTTGATTTTTACTTTGATTTTCACTATATTCTTTTATTTTAACTCCAATAATAGCAAATAAACCAATTAATAACATTATATCCATAATAATAATTGCTATATCCTTATATGTAGGATTTTCATTAAAGAATTTCATTTTATTTATAATCCAATTCCAGATATAAATTATAATAATAAATAATATTATTAATAATATTATTTCACTAACTAAATTTAAAAATTTATTATTTTTTAAACTTTGCATACTGAATCCACTAGTTTTTACGACTAGATTTTCTTCTTTATTTATTTCTTCTATATGATTTATTGTAAAATACTGTAATTTACCACCTATTTCATGAAATTTAAAATCATCATTATCAATATTAATTATTTCAGTTGTTAAATCATTATTCCAAGTTAATCTTATTTCGTCTTCTGTAATATTAATTTTACCATTATTTTTAATATAAGTAAAAAGTTTTTCTAAAAATTCATAATATTCTTTAAAATTAGCTTCAGTAGGTTCATTAAGTTTATTATTTTCTTCTTGATGAATCTTTTCATTGATATATATAGTATTAGGATCTAACTTTTTTTCCTTACTAAAATCTGAATTTGTTAATTCTTTATATTTTATTTTATTTATTTCACAAAGGGATTTAAAAGGTAACTTTAAAGTATCATTAAACTTAAAATATTCTCTATTTTTATCATGTTTTAAAATCCATGAATATAATTTAACTATATCATTATCATCTGGAATTTTAACTAAATCATTGTAGGTTGCTGTTACATTATAAAAATTATAATTAGAATACATAGATTCATTATTTAATATTTCTAGTGTTTTTTCATTTTCATTTTCATTTTCATTTTTTGTTGTAGGAACAAATCTTACAATAAGTAATATAAATAAAACTATGGATATGATTATAAACACCTTCATAATATATTTTAAAGTATTAGTGTCAGTGTTAGTGTCAGTGTCTATTATTAAATAATCAAAATCAAACATATTTTTTTTACTAAATAAATTCCATAGGATAAATATAACTAAAAGAATATAAATGTATTTTAAATAATCATCAGTGTTATTATGTTGTAATAACATATGTCTAAAAGTTTCTGCTTCACATATATCGATACCACATTTTGATTTAACTACTTGTGCTTTAATATAATTTTCATAATAATTTACACAAATTATAGTTATGTAGTAGAAAATAACTATTAATATTATTATAAAAATAATAAATATATCTTTGTGGTATTGTTCCGTTTTATATGCAGTTTCTTTTAAATTACCTATAATTTCATCTTGTATATCTTCCATAATTTAATTATATAATAATATAGAAAAAAATACATAAATTATTGCTATTATAATTAATATACCAGATACAATATATATATTCGTATTATAATCTTCTTTAATAAAATAAATAAAAAACATTAACAATATTGTTGATAATATTGCAATTATATCCATAATATATAAACTATTTTTAAATAATGGTTTTCCTAAATACTTATCATTTGCTTTCTCATTAAAATCAATTTTATCATTTTTTAAATTTTTAGATACAAATTTTTTTAATATATTTTTATTATCTGGATCATTATACATACTAAAATCATCGATCATATTTATTATGTTTTGATAATCTTTTAAATTACTATAATCAATATAGTAACTAATTAAATCATCTTTTTTATTTTTATTATAAAGATCTAACTCTCCATCTTCTGTTTTTAATTTTTCATCTTCATTAATTTTTAAATAAAAATTATTGAAATAATATATAGCATCTTGCCTAAATTTAAAATTATTAAAATCTTGAATATTACGTATTATTTTATATTTGAAATAACCATATTCAGATGTTTCTTTTTTTTTTTTATAGAATTTATCATGGATTTTAATATAATCCTTTTGATATCCTTTAATAATTTCATTATTTTCATTTTTTATATATCTTTTATCTGAATCAAAAGTATAGCTATTTTTAATATCTACATTTGAATCTGATGGTTTAGAATTATCTAATTCCCATAAATCATATTCATAAGTACTTAATTTAACATCTTTTAGCTCACTAAATAAAATCCAAGATAATAATCTCATATTTTTAATATATTCATCTGTCATTAAAGAATTATCAGTCATTATTAATAATTAATAAGTTAAAAAAACTGCAATCAATATTAGAATTAATGTTACTAAAATAACAACATAATAAATGTTTTGATAATTTTTATATAAAATTAATATCTGTGTTATACATAATAATATTATTAATATTATTTGTGTTCTTAATATTTCTAAAGTTTTTTTAAATTTTTTATCAAATCTATAAAAAATATTTCTTGATGTTGAACATTCAATAGAATGAAGAACTTTTTTACAACTTTTTGAATTATGTAAATCAAATCGTAATTTATTTGTTATATAAATGAAAATTAACAATAATAAGATAATAGTTATTAATATTAATGGTAATGTTCTTGTTTTATCCATTTATATTAATAAATTATTAAATTATTAATTAATTTTTTATTAAATTAGTTTAATTTTTTACAATTATCTTTTTGTTTTTATTTAATATATTTAAACTTTAAGGGATTTTGGATATTTTTATTGCTAAATCACTTTCTAACCTTTTTAGTGTTGTTGGTTCTTTTAACAACTCTTGTAACAACGCTTGTATTTCATTTTTATCTAAATTTAACAGGGGTTTTATTTTATTTATATCTAACTGTAACAGTTGTTTTAAATTTTTTATATCTAACTGTAACAGTAGTTCTATTTTATCCATATCTAATTTTAACAGTAACAGGTTTATTTTATTTATATCTAACTGTAACAGTTTTTTTATTTTATTTATATCTAATTTTAACATTGCATTAAAATTCGAGTTCCACTTTCTTGTTTTTGTTTTTGAATTTTTATTAATGACTGTAAGTTTCTGAAGTTCATTTTCTAAAAGTTTATTAAGTGTTTCTACTAACTCTTTTTTATCTTTCTTCTTATTTACGTAGTTTTCTGCTTTTTGTATATTTTCATCAGTGTAATTTAATTTTAAGTTATCTTCAAGATTTTTAATTTCAAGTAATTCTTTATCAAAAAATGTGTCTTTTAGAAAATTATTACTCCTTAAGTCTTCACTCATATTTTGCCAATTTTTTATCCAATCATCATTTAGTATTTGTAAAGTAGAAGATAATTTCTTTAATTTTAAAATTACTTCATTCTGTTTTGCTTTTTTTTCTTCATTTTTTTTTTCTTTTTCTTCTTTTTTTTCTTTTGCTTTTTTCTCTGCTGCTTCTTTTTCTTCTTGTTGTCTTTTTTTTCTACTTTCTTCTGCTTCAATTCTAAATTGTCGATTACTCAATTCTTGTTTTATAGTATATTTAGATTTAGATTCCATATCTTCCAGTTCAAAATCCAAACTATATTTATTTATTTTATTAACATCTGTTTCATTTTTAATTTTATTTAATAGTGGTTCCAGTATATTATCTCGCTGTTCTATTAACGACTTATCTAGGTTCATATTATCTATTTGTGTATTTATAGATTTTATCTTTAACTCTTGTGTTTTTTTTAGTTTTGCTTTTGCTTCATTAATCAAAATATTTTTTATAGTTTCTTGATTTTCTTCTATTTTTGAATCCAAACTATATTCATTTATTTTATTAACATCTGTTTCATGGTAAATTTTATTTAATAGTGGTTTCAGTATATTTTCTATCTCCTCTTTATCCAGTATATCCAGTTCCATATTACTTATTTCCTTTTTTATAGATTCGTTTTGTAACATTTTAGTATTGGTTAAATGTACTTTTTCTATTTTCTGTTTTTGTGCTTCTGATGTTTGTTCTTGTTCTAGTTTTAGACTTGGAACGTTTGCTAATTCGGATTGTACACCACTAGCTTCTGTTGTTGATACTTGATTATTTATAGTTATAGATTGTAGATTTAAATTATTATTTTCTCTACCAGTTTGTGATGCTTGTGATGCTTCTGCTTCCTTTCTTGCTGCTTCTGCTTCTGTTTTATTTTTTTCTTCTTTTATATATTCTACTATATTATTGAAATATGAATTATACTGTACCAGTTTTTCTAATATCTTTTTCTTAAATTTTTCTGTTTCGTTCTTTATAGTTTGTTGCCTTTTTATATTAAAATTTCTTATTCTTCTTATTCTTAGGTTCTTTATAGTTTGTTGCCTTTTTATATTTAAATAACCTTGCTTTATATTTGTTTTATTTATCAGTTTTTTTTCATTAGTTATTTCAATTATTTTTATCAAATTATTTATTTCTTTTTGAATATCATTTAATTCTAAACTATTATTAAATTCAGGAATTTTATTTATATCTATTGGTCCAGAGTAAAATGAATTGGAACTGGTATTTAATAATGTATTTAGTTGTTCTAGATGTTTAAGTATAATTTTTAATTTATTATTACTATTTAATATTAAACTATATTTTTTTTGAATTTTATTTATAGAATCTAGTGCTTTTTTTTTTGCTTGTTCTTCTTTTCTTGCTGCTTCTACTCTTGCTTCTTCTTCTTCTTTTGCTCTTCTTGCTGTTTCTTCTGCTACTTGTTTTTTTTTTTCATTACCTAATCTCTTTCTTTCAACTAGTTTGTCTTTTGCTTTGTTAATAGCATATATTGGAGTTTCTATTAATGTTGATAGAACTGGTTCAACAAATTTTGATATAACTGGTTGAAAAGTAGTTAATACAATTTCAATATTTTTAAATAATAATAATACTAAAATAATAATTATAGAAAATTCTATTTGTATATTAATATCTTCAAAAAAATTAATATTTTTTGATGAATTAATTTTTTCTTTAACTTGAATTAAATTATAAATTAAAATTACAGTTATTAATAAAATATATAAAATATTATACATTATAGTTATTTGATTATAATATATTTTTATAAAAATAATTGCAAAATAAATTAAAAACTATATTTTGCTAAAAATATTAATAAACTAATAATTATTATAATACTAATTAATAATATTATGGAATATAAAGTTACATTAGAATTATCCATTGATTGATTTGATTTATTTAAATTTTTAACAATAGTAACATATTTATCAGTAGCCAATTTCTTAATATTAGAATATGAATTATTTTTTTCATCACCAAATATATCTTTAAGTAATTCTGTATTAATATAAGAATTAGGAGTAATATTATTTTTTTGTGATATAAATCCAATTAAATTATCTTTATTTTCATGTGGATTCATAAAGTAAGCTTTAATTTTATAAATAAAATCTGGATTTTTTTCACTATAATCTAAATTATTATTATTTAAATAATTAAAAATTGGATATAAAGTAATAAATTTAGATTTACTATCATCAGAAAATTGATATTTATTATAAAAATCTTTCATAGTATCTTTAATATTTTTTTTATTAATTAAAATATCTGTTAAGAATTTATCTAAAATATTTTTATCTTTAAATATATTTTTGTCAAAAACAATATCGGAAATAATTAGATCTGTATAGTGATTATTTTTAGTAATTTCATTAATACTCGTCATAAATGTAAATTGAAATACCAAATAAAAAATAACCCATAATGAAATTAAAATTAAAGTGAAAGATGCTAAATATTTACCAATAATTGCAATATCTTTATCATATGCTTGTTCTGGTTTAATGTCTTCTGTAAATAACATGTAGATAACGATTATAAAATTAATGAAAGCAATCATCAATATAATACTAATAATAAATGAAATTAAATATATAATAACAATAGGAATATAATATTTATAAGTTTGAAAGTTATTAGAATTTTCAAAAAATGTATCATATGTACACCAAATATAATTAGAGATTTCATATTTTAATAACAAATTAATAGGAACATCTATATTCATATTAATATAATGTTGTTCTTGATATTTTTTGTATAAAATAATTAATGGTAACATAAATATTGAAAAAACTAATGATATAATTAAAATAACAATTAAGAATAGTAATAAATAATAAATATTTTTAAAAGTAAAATTAACTTTTTCAACATTAGTCATTCTACTAAAATCTTGTACTGAATTCATTGTTGATTTAATAAGTCCAGAGGGTTCTTTATTAGTAGAAATAGCAGTATTAGCAGTAGGTGTAGTATTATCAGCAGTATTAGCAGCAGTATTAGCAGTATTAGCAGTAGGTGTAGTATTATCAGCAGTATTATCAGCAGTATTAGCAGCAGTATTAGCAGTATTAGCAGTAGGTGTAGTATTATCAGCAGTATTAGCAGTATTAGCAGTATTAGCAGTAGGTGTAGTATTATCAGCAGTATTAGCAGTAGGTGTAGTATTAACAGTAGATATATCAGTAGGTGTAGTATTAACAGTAGGTATATTAGATGTCATACTTTTTATAGCGTTTTGTCCCATATCACTATTTATAGCTCTACTTAATACTTTTTGTCCCATATCACTACTTATAACTCTACTTAATACTTTTTGTCCCATATCACTACTTACAGCTCTACTTAATACTCTTCCGTATGGATTAGAATTAACAAAACTCATTAATCTCTGACCATCTTTAGAATTAGCAGCATCTTTAGCAACATCTTTAGCAGCATTTATAAATCTCTGACGATCTTTAGAATTAGCAGCATTAATTAAGCTTGTTAGTTTCTCTGTCATATTTAATTATTTATTTTTTAATAATATCTTTAATTTGTTTATAGAATAAAGTAAGAATAAAATAATAAATTAAACAAATTCCAATTAAATTTAAAAATATATTATCTTTATATATAAATGAATATAAAAGTACTAAAACAATACCAGCTATAAGTAATACCCATTTTAATTTATGATAAATTAATAATAATATAATAATAATAAGTATAATGAAAAATAATGCAGAATCAATTATAATATTAATTGGATATTTTTGTTTTTGTATTAATTTTAAAAAATTTGAAAAACTACTTTGAACATTTTCTAAACCTAATGTTATATCATCTATAACTTTTTTAACATTATTAACATCAATGTTAATATCTAAATCAATATCAAAATCTATAAGTAATTCTTCAAATGAATTAACATCTTCTAATATTAATTTAATAAAATCATTACTTTCATCTGAAATAAAATTAATAATTTCTTTACCACTTTCTTTAAATTTAGCTTCATTATTAGCAATTAATTTATGTGTAATTAAAATTTTGGCTTGTTCAGATTCTGGACGATTTTTAATATTATTTTTAATTATTTCATAATAATTATCTTTTAATTTATATGTTTCTTTATCAAAAACTTTATCTATAATATCTTGATCTAAACTATCTTTAATTTTATTAACTAATTCTTCAGAAACAATATCAATTTCTAATGAATTATTATATTCATAAACAATATATATAACTAAACATATAATTTTCACAATTAAATATAAAATTAAAATAATTAAAATTATATTACTTATATAAAATTTACTAAAAATTGCATTTTGAATTGCAGAAACATTATTAGAAACTGAAGAAAATAATGTATCATTTTTTCCAGTTTGTTTATCAATAACACTATCAATTTTTTCAAGTAATTCATTTTTTAAACTCATTTTAGATTCTATTTTATTTGTGTATTAATATAATAAACTAAAAAAATACATACAAATAAAAATATAATTGAAATAACTAATTCAGGTATATATTTCTTTTTTAAATTTGATTGAATATCAATATTTAAATATTTTATAAATTTATAACTATTTAATTGAAAAATTTCAAAATAAATATCATTAATACCTAAAATAGAATTAAATAATATAACAAAAGAGATAGCTATAAAGGATAGTATAATAAAGCCAACTAAAGCGTATTTAATATACTGATTATCTCCAAATAAATTATTTTTAAAAATTAAATGTTCATATATTTCTTTAACTTCATTAAAAAATGTTAATAACATATTTATAATACAAAAATAAAAATAAAATTATATTGTTTTAAGTATCCAAATAACAACAACAATTGCAATAGGATATGATAATCTAATAATAAATTCATTAGTAGATGTTAATATATTTTCGTCAATATATTTTTTAAGATAATTAAAAACTAATCTATCGAGTGATATAGCAATAAGTATAACTAATGCAAACATAAATAATTTAAAAACATCACCTTTAGTATTTCCTAATTTATCAAAAAATGATAATTCGGGTTCTTTAATTGGTTGTGCTTGTTGTTGATAAGTAGGTTCTGGAACATTATAATCAACATCTGGTGGAACTTGTGCTTGTTTAACAACTTGTTTAGTAGGTTGTTGTTGTAAAGGTTGATTATTTTGTTCTTGATTTAAATCTCCATAAACTAAGGATAAATCTGTGCCATCAAACATTTTTGTTGATATATCTTTTTATTATCTACACCTAAAATAAAAATATCTAAAATGGATTTTTCCGATAAAATTATAATATTTTGTATTATATTTTTAATTTTAGCAATATTATCAGTAATATTCAATTGTTATAAATTAAATAAAAAGTCAGAATTCTTCAAAAATAAAAGTAAAAAAGAAAAATTTAAAGATTCACCACCAGAAGAACCAACAACACAACAAGTTGGTTTAAATGATAAAACAAGAACTCAATTAGAGAAATTAAAGAATAGTGAGGAATTAAAGAGTAATGAACCTTTCACATCAGCATCTATTAATAAAGCAGTTGAAGAATTTTTTAATAAATCAGATGAAAAGTTTATGGAATATATGAAAAATAATAAAGATTTATTTAATAATGAAAAATTTATTGAAAAAATGTCCCAACAAATTTCAAAAAAATTAACAAATAAAAAGAATTAATCATTTTCTTCACTACTTTCTTGACTATTTTCATCGCTACTTTCATCACTACTTTCTTTTTGTTCAATGAAATTATCTAAATAACTATTATCCATAACAGATTCTAATTTATTTTCCATATTATCATCATTATCAGAATCAGAATCACTTTCACTATCTTGATTATTTAATAAATTCATTTTATATGTTAAAATATTAGGATTATAATTAGGATTTAAAATAGATTTATCAAACTGAATATCTGTATTTGTCTGATAATAATGAATATTAAACATTATATTATGATTAGCACCCTTAAAATCATAAAATTTACCACTTTGATTTATAAATTGTAAAGTCATTTTTGAAAATTTTCCAATTGGATGAAATTCTCTAATTTTAGTTTTATTAATTGAAATAGATTCATCATTATATCCTAATGTTCCTAATTTAAATCTAGCTAATCCAAGACTATGTTTAGAATATGAAAGTGATGAACTAGAATGAGCTTCAATTTCAGGACAATTTAATATAACATATTTTTCACCAATCAAATCTATAATACCAGGAGGTTCAATTTCATAATTATTATCTTTTTTTTTACTAATAAAAAATCTGAATTTATTAATATCAGAAATTATACTAGGTTCCACAATAGATGTAAAAAAACCACTTGATACATTTTGTGACAAATTGAATCCAAAAACATTTCTAATTGTAGAATTATTCATATCAAAAATAAATTGTTTTGATGAAATAAATTTAACTTTATTTTTAACTTCTGGTGGAGTACTTAATGATTCAATCGTTATATCCGGTATTATATTATTAAAATGTTGTATTAATTGAGATAATGAAAAATCACCAGTTTCAAATTCAATTTTATTAAATTGAATATTTTGATTAATAAGATTAAGTGTAAGTTGTTGTGTGGTAATATTCGCATCTTGTTCAACATAATAATATAAAATATTGTTATTAACATCAACATTATACATAGTTCTAGGAACGGATGCATCTAATACTTCTAAACCAAAAACATTACGGAATGGTGTAGTAAATTCAATTGTATAATGATTAGGATGAGGATTTTTAATATAATCTCTATCTTTAGAATCTATTAAAAAAGTATAATTTTGTTTGAAACTATTTGATTTTAAATATTGTATATCATCAATAGACATTTATATTTTTATATATAGTAAATATGTTTAAATCAAAAATTATATCAAATGTTTTAATCTTAATATTTATATTAATTTTAATATTAATCTTATTTTATCAATATAAAATTGAAAATTTTAGTATGAGAAATGCTGTATTTGATATAACTGATAAAGAAACACAAGAATTAATTACTGAAAATTTAACTAATATTATTAATAATCATACTAATTTAATTGAAAGAATAAATGAAAAAAATGAAGAACGTAGATTAATAAGAATTAAAATCGGTGAATATACTGAAATAAAAAAAACAATACGTAATCGAGAATATTTCGTAATAAATAAACAAGAAGAACTTGCAAAACAACAAGAAGTATTAATTAATATAGAAAAATTAAAAACTAATAAATTAAAAGAAATTGAAATTGGTTTTCCAAATTTAAATAATTTAATAAGAGACTATACTAATAATATAAATAATAAAAATAATACAATTTATAATTTAAATAATCAAATAAATACAAATCAGAATATACTAAATAGATTAAAAAGCTTTAATATATATTTAAACAATAAAATAAATTATGTTATAAATCAAATATCAAATTTAAAACCATATAAATATATACATACATATATAAATATTCCAATTCTGGGACGTAAGAAAATTACATTAAAAATACCAAATACTTCATATAAATCTAATTTAGCTAATTTAAATAATCAAAAATCAAATTTTACAAAAGCTAAAAGTTATATTTTAAATCCAATTAAAAATTTAATACAAAGTAATATAAATAAACAAAGAGAAATAAGAACATTAAAGTGGAATATCATAGGTTTAAAAAGAAGTAGAAGAATAAATAGAATTAACTTAACTAGAAATTTACGTAAATTAAATTATGATTTAAGTTTAATTCAATATGATATATCAAAACAAAAAAAAAAAATTAAAACTAATGAAAATATAATAAATAATAATAAAAAATTAATAAATAAAAAATAACATAAAAAAAATAAAAAAAAAAAAAAAAAAAAAAAAATTAAAACTAATGAAAATATTATAAATAATAATGATAAATTTATTAATGAACAATTACTTAAAAAAAATCAATTAATAACAGAAATAAGAAATAGAATAAAAGAATTAAAATTACTTTATGCAAATATTAAAACAGCACGATTAGATGTAAGTTCCATAATAAAAAAATATAAATTAGAAGAAAATCCAATAAGAAAATTAAAAGATATAAAGAAAGAATTAAAACATTATGAAGAAATCTTTAATAAATTTAAAGAGACCCATAAAATTTATGTTCCATTATTTCATAAATTAAAAGAACTTAAAAAATATAAAATGGATAGTAATAAAGATGAATTAACGAATAGAAATAAAGTTTGGATTGAATTTAGAAAATCAGAATTAATAGATGAAAATAAAAAATATTGTGATAATTTAGAAAATATAAATTTTTTAGATAAAGTTGAATTTAAAAATTGTTTAGAAAAAAATTGTAAATTAAATAATTCAAAATGTTTTGAAGATGTATGTAAAATGAAATTAATAGATGATGAAGTAGTAGATACAGGTGACAGAATTTATGTAAATAATAAATGTTATCAACAAACTAAAAAAGATATTCCTTATTTATAAATGAAAACATATGTATTTTTAATAGTATTTTTAATATTATTAATATTAACAATATTATTTTATAGTAAAACAGAATATTTTGCCGATTGTATTATACATATTAAAAATAATGAAAATATATGTAATTCAAAATATTCTGATAAAGGTGAATTACAATTGATATATGATAGATATATGAATAATGATGTTGATGAAATTAAGAAAATTTATTTAAATAAAAAAAAATATAATATAAAATCTTGTCAATTAAAATTAGATAAATTATATCGTCCAGATAATTTAAATAATAAAAAAATTATATTAGATAATAGTTTAAATACTAATATACCAGAAAGTACTTCTGAATGGGCAAATTGTCATTTTAATGATACTATAGATTTAAAAAATTTAAATGTAAAAAACAATAGAGTATTATTTAATGATCCGGATTATGATAAAACAATAAAAAATATTTGTTTAAATTATGATAAATTAATAACAGTTCCGGAAAGTAATGTTTTTAAAAAATTATTAAAAATTGAATGTTATATTAATGAAAATTTTAGTATTAATTCACCAAAAAAACCAGAAGAAATAAATATAAAATCAATAAGAATCGTTCATTATGATGGAAATAATATGGAGATCCAAGAAGATAATGAAGATTTTATAAATACATTTTTTACTTTATATTATAATATAAATGAATTTATATATATTCCAATAAAAAAAGAATTTAAATTTAAATTATTTAAAAATAATATATGTAATAAATATGTAGAAGATGATATAAGATTATCAAAAGAATTTGATATCGGTGAAATTGGTTTAACAAAAATAAAATTGTTAGATAATCCATTTAGTGATTTAAAAAGTCTAGAAAATGATAATTTTGCAATTAATAATGATTATACAGTTGGTATTAAAGATAAAGAAAACATGGAAGAAATAATAAAAAATAATATTAATGATGTTAAAGATGATTTATTAAATAATACTAAAAATCGTTATGTTAATTGTAAAAATAAATTAAATTTAGAGAAAGTAAATAGTAATACATATTATTCAAAATGTGCAAAATCGATAAGAAAAGTGACAGGTAAAAAACGATTATATGGAGATGATAATTGTGTTTATTATGATTGTGACCATCATAAAATAAGATGTGATTTAACAAATGTAAATAAATTTATTGATAAATTAAATGATGTAGAAGATATTAATGATATAATTAATGATAGATCTTTAAAAGATAATGTTAAAGAAGTTTCTGAAAAACCATATAATATATGTAAAGATAAATCAGATTATATTAAAGGTGAATTTATTGATAATTTAGATAATATTCAAAAATATAGTTCTATAATTATGGATCAAAAATATAAAGATAAAGAATTAAGAAATTTTGATAATAAAAACTTAAAATGTGATTTTAGTTTATTAAAATATATTTCACAAGATAATTGTATTTATATTGAAATAAATTAAATATGATAGAATAAAATAAATATGAGTTGTACTAAAGGTTGTTCTGAACCGTTAAAAACAAAATCATGTCCAATGTGGATGGCTGATGGTAGAGTAACTACAGATTATAAACCAAGATGTGCTGTAAATGAAGAATTAAATCAGATATTATTAAATGAAAATAAAGAAATAAGTTCATATAATTTAAGAATGTATTTACAACAAAATGCAGAAAAAGAAATGGAACGACAACGTAAAAATTCATTAAGAGATGTTGCAGATTGTGTGCCTTGTAGAAATATAGTTAATAATAATATTGTTCATCCAGAGAGATATGTAGTATCTTGTAATGAAGTTTCATGTTCTCGTAAAGAAGTTTCGCCATCTGGGTTAGGTGATGGTAGAAATTATAACTGAATATTATTTTTTGTATCATTCCAACCTAATTCAAATAATATTTTAGAACGATTATAATCCGTATATATAAAATCAATTAATTTAAATTTACGATTCCACATATTATAACTTATATCTATTCCTTTCTCAAATTTATTTTTTTTGTTGAAATAACCATCTATTAACTTATGTTCCTTATATTTATAATAAAAACTATTACCAGATATTAACGGTATATATGAACTTATATAACATAATTCAATTAAATTATCCATATCTTGAAAATTATTAAATTCAATTTTTTTATAATTATTATATGATGTTGTACTAATAGAAATTGGTATATCAAGTTTTTTATACTTATATCTTTTTTTTAATTTTTCTTTGGCATTAATAAGGAAGTAATCTAAATTAAGAGGTAAATAAATTTTACTATTTTTATCTATATTTAATATATCACATAAATCATCATAATTATCTAATTTATTTTCATAATGAAATAAAAGAGCACAAAAAGCGCCACCAGATATTCCACGTAATTTATAATTTGAAATATTATAATGATGCTTTATATAACTAGTTATACCTAATGAATAAGGTAATAATAAACCAGTTGAATGAAAATTTAAAAAGATATATGATTTACTTAAAGTTACAAGGGATAATAATAAAAATAAATATTTCATATTATTAATAATAATGGATATAAATATTCAAGGAGATAAAGTCATAATTAATGGTAATATTAATAAAACATTTGTTAAAGCTAAACTTTTAGCTGCAAATCCAATTGATCGTATGAGTAATTATGCAGGTAGTGGATTACCATTTCCATGTTCTGATATTGCATTTGATAATACACCAAATATTCATCATATAAATACACCATCTTTTACAGCAACTTTTAGTTATCCAAATAGTTTTTATATGCCAAATGGAATTGATAAAGTTCCACCAACAATTTATTTAATTGTTGATGATGAAATTTATGAAACTAAAGTTCTTAAAGATCCATTACCATTAAAAACTTTAACTTATAGACAATATGAATCTAGAGAAAAATTTCATAGTTATAAACATCATAATTTACCTATTGCTAATCAATATGATGTTATGATTGCTTATAAAGATATGAAAACTAAACAAAATATTAGTTAAATAATTCATTTTGAATTACTAATGTTTTAATATCATTTGAAGCTTGACTATGAGTCATTATTTCATATTTATTTAATTCTTTACACATAAATACCAAATATATATTTGGATCATAACTTATTATGTTTTTCAATTTATTTTTATAAATTAAATGGTCCTTATAAGAACATGGATATTTTAATAATTTTTCATTTTCTAATTTTACTTTTAAAATATCAATCTTATCTTGTAATAATTTAATTTTATGGTCTTTAGATAAATGTCTATTTAAAGAAATGGATTCATCAATAATAATCATATCAACATATGGTTCTTGTTTCCAATTATTATTTTTTAATTTTTCATAATAACGTAAATCAATCATAATTATTATTTAAATATATTTATTATCATTTTTTTGATACACAACCAGATAATTTATAATTATCTGGAACATTTGAAATTATTTTACCATTTTCAATATAAGCTGAACGATGTTTTTCTTCAGAAATTTTAAAAACACATCTTGTAACTTTATCTGGATTTATTAACAATGCTAATAATGATACAATTAAATTAAATGACCAATTAAAATAATAAATATATTTCAAATCTTTTATTTTATTTAAATGTAATTTTATTTTATCTCTAATAAAACTTGTTCTTATTACCATTAAATTATCATTTGGTATAGTTGGTTCTTGTAATGTTGAATTTTGATATTCTTTATTAAATATTAACTTATATAATAACTTAAATTGATCATCATCACTTATTTTTATTTCATTAAATATTGAATCTATTTTATCATTATCTTCTGAAAAATTTGCTTTTAAATAATCTTTTATACCAAATGATCTATAAGGACAATATTGAGTTAATGTACAAAATAATAAATTATTTGCACGATTATCTAATATTTTAAATAAATCATCTTTTATTGGTTCTTCAATTAAAACATCATCATTCATTTTTAATATATAATCAAATTCATTACCAATTTCTTCCCAAAATGTATATAACATATAATAATTTAAATTTCTTTCTTCTATTTTATCCCAATCTTTTGTAATATTATATTTTAAAGACTTATCAATATTATTATCAATAATTGGATTTTCTAATTTAATATCTTTAAAATTAATTAAATTTCTACAATCATTACGAATACCTAATAATATTTCTTCTTTATCATCTTTATTTAAATCTGTTGATAAAATATATACTGGATTTTTATATTCCGAATTATAATTTTTAAATAAAAAATATAATGTTAATTTAATGTGAAATTTTCGATTTCTTTTAGTATAAATAAAAATACCGTTTTTCATGTTTATTTAAAATAATTGTCATACCTTTATGTAAAATGGAAGTATCAAATGAAAAATATAAAGATTTTGTATTTTCAAGTATCTCTGAAAATGAACAATATAAAAAAGTTTTTATTGTTTCATTACATGATGATAATGAACATATGAAAGAAAATATACCTTATGTTACTATTATTTCTAACCGATATTTATTTAAACTTAATAATAAAAAATATTTTGTTCCTAGAATCATAAAGTATCTTTTAATTTTAGATAAAAAAAAAGATAAACTTATAGCTGATGATAAAATCTTAAAATTTTTAGATGATTATATTAGATTTTTATCTAAAATAGAAAGAATACTTTTAATATTACGTAGTGATATTAATAATCTTGATTTTTATATGTTAAGAAAAGCTAGTAAAATGATTGGTATATTAGATATAATTATCTTTGAATTTAAAAATTCTATTGAATTTTTTATTAACAAAGAATATATAAAAAAATTAGATAATGTTCAATCTTTATTAGAAAGTGTTCGTAATTTAATATCTAATAAAGTTGTTTATTTAGATATATTAAATTCAAGAGTTTTAAATATTGTTTCTTTATCAACTTTACCAATTTTAGTTTTAATGACAATATGGAGTACTTCAGTTAATGAAAATGATAGTTTAATATCTAAAAATAGATATAAAATACTTTATCGTCTTACATTTGTTGTATCATTTATTATAATTTGTGCTATTATTTATTCATATAGAAAAGATTTTATGTAAAAAATTATTCACATTTACCAGTTTTTTTATTACATTTATTAGTAGCACAGTCCGAATCTACTTTACAATCTGAACTAAAATAATCAACACTATTCATACTAAAATATAAATAAACTGTTATTAAAGCAATTAAAAATGCTATAATAAATCCAAATAAATATTTAGAATCTAATTTTGTTTTAACCATCTTTTAATATATATAAAGATTTCTTTAAATTATTTAATAAATTATGTCAGATTTATTACAAACTCAAGAAAATATATATTGGACCAACAAAGAAATTTTAGATGAATTAAAAAATATTAATAAAAATATTCAAGTATTAACAGAAGAAATTAAAAATAATAAAACTCAACCTAATTTATTTGATCTATTTGGACAAATTCAACGTAATAAAGATGATGATTCCGATGAAGATGAAGACGACGAAGATGAAGAAGAAGAAGATGAAGAAGAAGAAGATGAAGAAGAAACAGAAGAAACACCTAAAATTAGTGATGTTGATTAATCCATTTTAAAACTTTTGGATGTGCTTGAAAAGCCATCTCATCTAAACTTATAATATTGATATTTTTTAAACTTTTACCTCTAGATAAAGCTGTATATGCTTGTCCATATGAAAATATTTTTTTTCCAATATCTATTGATAAATAATCTATAGTTGCACCTTGACTTTTATGAATCGTTATTGCATAAGCTAATTTTATTGGCATAAATAATATTTTTAAATTTTTAACATAATCATTTGGAATATCTTGACTATATAAATTTATTTCATATATATTATTTTCAGTTTTTATTATTACAGATTGGTCTTTTATATCAATTATTATTCCTCTTGTACCATTTATTAATTCATTTTCAATTGAAATATTCTTTGTAATCATTATTTGAGCACCAACACATAATAATATATTATAATCTTTTAATTTTTCTAATAAATAATTATTTACTTTTTTATTATATGTTGCTAAAAATACTTTGGATTTACCTTTTAATTTATCTAATTCTTTTTTATTTATTAAATCAACATCAACATTATTTGGATATAATATTGTTGGTTTTATATCACTATTATTAAATGATATATTTATATTTTTCTCCAATATCTCATATATCTGTTTTGTCATATTTCCATATCTTAATTTTGCTAAAATTAATTGAAATAATTTATCATTACTTTGTCTAACTATTTCTTTTAATTCAATAATTTTAGGGTTTAAATTAATCCAAGAATTACTAGTAAAACAAAATGTATTAGATACTGGTGGTAATTGAAAAAAATCCCCAACAAAAATAACTTGAATACCACCAAATTCTTTTTCATTTTGTTTAATTGTTTTTAAAATAAATGAAATTTCATCACATAATATATTATCTAACATAGAAACTTCATCTATAATTAAAATTTCTAAATTATATAATTTTTTATAAGTTGCATTTTTTCTTTTAATTAATTCTTCTGTATGTTTTTTTATATTTTGATTTGGTTTTAATCCAAAAAATGAATGGATTGTAGTTCCATTTATATTAATTGCCGCACAACCTGTTGTTGCTGTTATTCCTAATTTTCTATGTAAATTTTTATTTATAATATATTGTAAAATATAAGATTTACCCGTTCCTGGAGAACCAGTTAATAATACATTATGACCTTTTAATATAATTTCAATTGCATTTGTTTGACTTTGTGTTAGCATTATATGATTATTTTTCTTATCTATATCATTTTTTCTTTATTAAAATTAAAATATACCAGATGTAAAAAAAACTGGTATCAAAAATCCACATCCAGTTCATAATTCCATAAAAAAAGAAATCAACAAAATACACGAAGTTTTTTATTAGTTAGAAGAAAGGTGAAAATAAAACTTCAAATTCCACCGGTTAGTGTCTTAACTAGACAAATAACACCAGCAGTATCTACAAGTTTAACAGAAACACTTAAAAATACGAACTTATAACATATGTATCAAATAGCATGTAATAATTTTAATTTATGACATTTAGTCATTGTAATATATTTTGATTCATCATTTTCATAGGAATCTTTATTATATTTATTTAAAATATTTTGAATATCATCAACTATATATTTCCAATAAATATAATCATAATTTTTATAATCTGGATTTTTACTAGTAAATCCATAATAATAATCGTAATCTTCTTTATATTTTAAAAAATATAAAATATTATTATATTTTTCTTTAATTTTATAAAATAATCCCCATATTAATGGTGTTTTAATATCTTTATTATGAAAAATATATGTTTCTTTATATATCATTTATTTATATTTGTTAAAATTCTTTATATAAAAAATGATAAAATTATATAAATTTTTTTCATATAATGTTCTGTTATAAATTTAATAATGGTTATTGTAATGACCGTAATTGCAAATTAGGTTTTCATAAAATATGTAAAAATAATCTTAAGTGTATAGATGTAAATTGTATGTATGGTCACGGAACTTCTTTAATAAAAAGACATATTATTAACCATGTATATAATAAACACCTAATTAAAAATCAAAATAATTTAGAAACTTGTTTTCATTCAATTAATTGTTATAATGAAAATTGTAATAAATATCATGAATTAGATAAAGAACATAGAATATTTATAAAAACTATATTGAATAAAAATATAACAGATGATATTTCAATAATGAGATTTGAAGATAAATATAAATTTAATTTAAATTACTTTGATGATTTTTTAAATTGCAATTAAATAAATGATTGGTGGTATTCCAAGAAATCCAAATTCTCGCGTCCATAAACGTTTAACTGCTTTAAATCAAAGAAAAACTATAACAAATACTAGTAAAAAAACAGAAGTAAAATCACAAATTCCTAAAAATTCAAGTATAATTGATAGAAAAAATCAAAAACAAATAGATGCATTAAATGATTTAATTGGAAATTTAGGTTTTAATGAAAAAAAAACAAGAACACGTAAAACAGTTAGAAGATTAGAACCAGAAAATTTTAAACAAAATACTAGTACTAGAACACGTGTAATTAATGTTAATAAAAAAAAGAGAGAATCTACTGTTAAAAAATCAGTTATAAAACCAGTAAGTGTAAAAAAAAAACAAACAACAGAAGAATTAAAAGAACAAGCCAAAAAAGAATTAGAATTATTTAATAAAAAAATCACTATGAAATTAACTCTTGATGGTTTAATTGAAAGTTTAAAACAAAAAATAAGAGAATGTATAAACAATCCAAAAAATGCTTCTGAACAGTTAAAAAATAAAGAACAAGAACCAAAATATATATTATATTCACAACATTTTAATTCTTTAGATAAAGAAACTAAAAAAAATGTTGAAGATATAAATAGATTAATAAAAAAAATTGTTCATAATGAATATGTTACTTCTCAACAATATAGTGGTTTTAATCTAAAAATAGAAGATTGTTTGAAATATAATAGTATTAAAGTATTTTTAGTTGCTGCATTAAAGCCTGGAATAGATTTCTTTTAATTTATCTTTACTTAAACTAATATTTTCATTATTTTTTTTTATATATAATCCATATCTACCATTATATAAATAACTTTCATTTTCTATTTTTTTTGGTAAAGAAATTAAAAAATCTATTTCTTTATCATTTAAATTTGTCTTTTTAAATTGATTTAAAAAACCATCTATACCAATATATTTACCATCTAGAGTTAATATACATTTTCCATATTTTGTTTTTATTACTTTATTTTTTTCTACTGCTTTTTTTATATTTTTAGCTACTTCTATGGATTTATCAATTTCTTCATTAAAATGATTTAACATAGTTTTATAATCAGTTTTACCTTCACCAATTAAATCTATTTGTTTCTCCATTATTTTAGTAGTTTCTTCTTGAATTATATATGTAGCAACTTCATTTAAATATTTTATAATGTTTTTACCAATATCCGTATTTAAAATCATTTTATTATTTCCTTTTGTATATAAATCTAATGAAATTTCTTTTTCAATAACTTTATCTAAATTTCTTTCATATTCTAGACATTTTATTTTTTTTACTGGATTAGAACCATATGTAATATATCCTTTATTAAATAAATTATTTAATATTGTAGCAAATGTAGATGGTCTTCCTATACCACTTTTTTCCATTTGTTTTATAATAGTAGTATCATTATATAAAGATAATTTTTCTATTGAAGCTTCAGAATATAACTTTTTAATTTTACTTTTTTTTGGAATATGAATAACTTCTTTATCAATTTGTTTATTATCTAAAATTAAGAAACCAGTAAATTTTAATTTTTTTTTTGTTACAATAAATATATCATCGTTATTTTTTAATTTAATATCATATTGATCAAAAATTGCGGATGAACATTGTGATATAATACTTCTTTTCCAAATTAATTTATAAACTGGATTATTATCAACTTCTTTTATATTTATATCTGTAACTCTAATACATTCATGAGCAGCAGTATTTTCACCAAAAATATAATTACGTGGTTTAGAATATTCTGAACCATAATTAGTAATTATATATTCTTGTGCTTGTTTTTTAAAACTATTACTTACAGATATACTTGATGTTCTATGATATGTTATATTTCCTGCTTCATATAATGATTGTAACATTTCCATACATTTTTTACTTGGAATATTTAAAATGGAACTACAATCCATTTGAATTGTTGATGTTATATATGGAGGTGGTGGATTTTGTAAAGTTTCTTTTACATCATAACTTATTTTATAATAATCTTCAATATTAATATCTTTAATTAAAGAATTACCAATATATATACTATTTAAAATATTATCAACAAAATCAGCTTTAATTTTATTTGTTTGATTAATTACAGGATTATTTATTTCATCTGTTTTTTTAACAATCATTGCTAAAATTGGACTCTGACATCTTCCCGCACTTAAAGTATTTTGATTAAAATTATTCCATAATAAAGGACTCAATTTATAACCAAAAATTCTATCTGCAAATCTTCTTGCTATTTGACAATTTACACGATTTAAATCTATATCATGCTTTCTTTCTATTGCATTTAATATCGCTGATTTTGTTATTTCACGAAAAATTATTCTATATTTTTTTATTTTATTACTAATAATATCTGATATAGATTTAGCAATAAAATGTCCTTCATCATCATCATCTGAAGCAAGTAAAATATATTCACAATTTTTAGATAATTCTTTAATACTATTAATACTTTTTTGATTAATATTTTCATAAATACCAGTCCAATTACTAAAATCAATAGACATTTCTGTTTTTTTTAAATCAATTATATGACCATAAGATGCTATACAAATATATTTTGTTTTTTCATTCAATAAAAATTTAGTTATTTTTTGTGCTTTTTTATTACTTTCAACTATTATTAATACTGTCATTTATAATCCTAATAATTTATAATCATTTTTTATTAAAAAAATCATTTATTTTTTTTATATTCTTATTAGATACATCTTTTAATTTTTCTTGTAAAATCTTAAAAAAATCATCATCTTTACATTCAGCATTTATAATTTCAGTTCTTTTTATTTGTAATATCTTATTTAATTCATAAAATTCTTTATTTTTACATACTGGATTATTAGATTTTTCATTAAAATATGGTATATCGTATCTAATAAATTCTTTTTCGATAATATCATTATTCATTATATCTATACCATATTTATTTAATAAATTATTATATATATCTCTATAAATTATATAATTATATGATGGACATTTAATTTGTCTTTCCTTATATGTATTAGTATTTGATGGTAAATCATCAATAAATATTAATCTATTAGAAATTATTTCATTTGTTGAATTATATTTAATACTCAATAAATCAATTAAACTTTTTAAAGATTTTTCATTTAATATAGTATCTTCTCTTGTAAAAATTGGTTTTGAAAATTTAATTTTACATACATTTTCAATATTTTTTACAATAACATTTGCCCATTTTGTAGTTGATTTTGTATTTATATAAAATAAACATGGTTTATATTTTTTTTTACAAAAATTTATAAAATCTATAAAATATGGTCTTAATAAACCATTTTGTAAATTATCTGAATAATCATTAATATTTTTATTTTTACTTTTACTTTTATTTCTGGAAATAGCATTTAAATAATGTTCAGATGTACAATAACTAACATCACCTATTATAGTATTATCTATATCAAATACAAAAATATAAGGAATCATTTATTTAAGATAAATGAATTTTTTTTTAATTTATTCCATTCCTCTAATATTTTTTCATCTGAAATTAATTTATGTTTTTTATTTTCTAAAAAATGATTCCATGAATTAATAATACTATTATTCTCTGGAATTTTAATAGTTAAATTACTTTTTTTCATTTCTATAACTTAATATAAAAAAATATTTTTATATGGATATTCCTAATTTCCAAAAAGTTTTTAATAATAATCAAAAAGATATTTATGGATATCTTTATTCTGAAAAAATTGATACAAATACATATAATAAATTGTTAAATGCATTTAATAATTGGAAAACTATTTCAGATAATGAAATTATTGAAATTAAAAAAATTATTACAAATTATGTTAAATTAAATGAAAATGTAAAAGGATTTACAACAAATGATTCTATTACATTATTTGATAATATGGATAATCATTATTATGCAGTTTTTAATAATAATAATATTGATATATGGTATATAAATGGTTGTTATGATGAAATATCTATTGAAAATTTTGAAGAATTAATATTTATGTTGCAATACTAAAAAATGAATTGTATTATTCAAATATGTAGATATTTATTTTATAATTTTACTTTTGAATCTGAAGAATCTTTACTTTCTGAACAAACTTTAGAATATGAGGAATTTTTACTTTCTGAACAAATTTTAGAATATGAAGAATCTTCACTTTCATCAATATCTGAAATATCTAATGATACTTTTGATAATTTATCAGATTAGTTATTTTATATACTAAAATAAAATGACTTACTTTTGTAAATATCGACATATTTTCGGTAAAGAAAATGAAGGTGTTCATTCCTATCGGTTATTTGATATTGCTATCGTTGATTTAATAATGACAATTATTTTAGGAATTATTATTTCATATTTTACAAAAATAAATGTATTTTTAATAATATTTTTATTAATATTATTCAGTATTTATATTCATTATATTTTTTGTGTCGAAAGTAAATTTGTAAAGTTATTTAAAAATTTAAGTAAATCATTACAATAGCAATAAGTAACATAATAATAGTTAATCCTGCATAATAATTAAGGAAATTATTATTTTTATATGTTAAAGCAATTCCATTAAAAGTTACTAAACAAATAATAGTATATAACATAATAATCATAGCAATTTTTTTTATCATGTTTGATTTAACTGGATCATTTTCATATTTGCTTGCATATGAATATAAAGAAACAGATAAAACTGTTCCAGTAATACAACTACGGTTGATTGAGATTATATCACTAAAAGAAAAGGTCATTTTATATATAAAATTACAAAAAATTTATAAAAATGATAAAAAATTTTAGGAAATATAAATACATAATGAACAATTGGATAATTCGAATTCAAGATGGAAGACATTTTTTTTCATATGCAAATAATGGAATATGGGCGATTCGTAATTTAAGTAGATACGTCAATATCTTAAAAAATATGAAAGAAGGAGATAATCTATATTTTATTCAAAATAAATCATCAACTAATAAAAATGGTTTGATAACGGCATATGCTAAATTTGATAGTTATTATGATAGGAATAATAAAACTTTAGATAAAGAAAATATTTCTAGAGGTTGGAATAAACATAAACCATTATTTGGTGGTATATGGAATCTAGAGATTAAATTTACTAATTTCAAAGATCTTAGAATAGAAAAAATAGGTATAGATATATCTAATAAACTAATAACAGGAATATCAAGTACAAATCCATCTGCAATTATGCCAAAAAAAGAAATTGAAAAATTTATAAATGATTTTACAATATTTTTAAATATTATAAAAAAGATTGCAGATAATTAAATTTATTTTTAATAACTTTTGTGATCTTTTTTAAGAGTGATCTTTTTTTCTGAAAGATCTTTTTTAAGAGTGATCTTTTTTTCTGAAAGATCTTTTTTAAGAGTGATCTTTTTTTCTGAAAGATCTTTTTTAAGATTTAAAAAGATTTTTATATTTTTTAAAAAATATTTTATAAAGATAATTTTATATTTAAAAAAGAATTTTATATTTTGAAAAAATATTTCAGAAAGATCTTTTTAAGAGTGATCACTTTTCACAGAGTGATCATTTTTCACAGAGTGATCTTTTTTAAGAGTGATCACTTTTTACAGAGTGATCTTTTTCACAGAAAGATCTTTTTAAGAGTGATCTTTTTCACAGAAAGATCTTTTTAAGAGTGATCTTTTTCTCTGAAAGATCTTTTTAAGAGTGATCTTTTTTCAGAAAGATCTTTTTTCAGAAAGATCTTTTTTCAGAGTGATCACTTTTCACAGAGTGATCTTTTTTAAGAGTGATCACTTTTTACAGAGTGATCTTTTTCACAGAAAGATCTTTTTAAGAGTGATCTTTTTCTCTGAAAGATCTTTTTAAGAGTGATCTTTTTTCAGAAAGATCTTTTTTAAGATTTAAAAAGATTTTTATATTTTAAAAAAATATTTTATAAAGATAATTTTATATTTAAAAAAGAAT